TCTGTTGATGTTTTTTTAGATCTTAAAATACCATTCGAAATCGTAGCAAGTTCAACAAATCCATCATCATTAAAATCATCAATTGCTTTTTTACTTAAAGATGCAGTAATTTTAAGTCTATCTGCACCAGGTGCCGAATAATTATTAAATCCGGCGGCATTATCATTTAAAGTTGGATCAATATCAGAATTAATAATTTCTTCTGTCAGAGAAAGTCCAATTCTGTAACTAGGAGTAGCACTATATTGATCAAGAAGAATAGTTTCACTGTCTACAAAGATAAATTTACCTTTTGCAAAGTAAACGCCATTTTGTATTGAAAAAGCAGACGCAGTACTTGTAGAATTGACTGGAATAGTAGATGCAAAGGGTTCTCCAGAAGAAATAACAGTATTTTCTGTAGCAATTGTCACATTTGCGGATAAAGGTTCTCCATCAGAGAACACTTGTGTCTGATTATTGCTTGCATCAGACTGAAGATAACTGATGTATAAGGTTGTATTTCCTCTTTCAGAGTCAGAATCGACTAAAACCTTATTTACTACCGCTGTTACGCCAGAAATTTGCCCTGTTATCTTTGCTCCTACAAGGCGATCAATATAATTGCTAACTGGTACACCAAGATAAGTATTTACTAATTCAACCGCATAATAAGAAGTACTATATGACGTATTTCCTGGAATTACCTTGGCACCTTCTTTGAAAAAATGCCTACCAAAAGTTTCAACCTGATTTTGCAGGATAGATTGGAGATTGTTTAATTCTCTAGCTTGAACTGGATAACCAGGTTTGAATAAAACATTATAATATTCGTCATTCGCATCAAAATCGTCAAAGTATGGTGCGACGTTAAGATTAGTTTCTTGTGGCATAATTCTTTAGAACTGCAAAATGACTTTAATATCTTCTTTTTGATTCACTGATCTGGTGATCGAGGGCCTATTATCTACATAAATTATGTTTCCTGAGTATTTTTCTACTTCAGGATTGGCAACTCCCTGACTGAATTCTTGTCCAAGATAATATGTCTTATTATTTATTACCGTTGACAAACCTGTAAAGGTAGTATCAATACCCAAATTTACTGATCCACCATTAATGCTGAGAGAACCCCCAGTAACAATATTGGCAGTAAATCTATTCAAAGAAAATCCATATTGTGGCGAAGTATTTTTAGTTCCATCCGTGTTAAATCCTGCCAGGGTTCTATCTTGCCATAATTTCAAAACACCCGTTGTTTGATCATAAGAAACAACTTTTCCAACCGCAGTAGAACCAACACCGATTGTTTGAGTGACTAAAGAATCTGGGGTAAACGAAGCAGAACTATATCCTGTTCCAGTTAACCTTAAAGCATATGTTGCAGATGCTTTATTCAAATTTAAAAGATCAGTCGAGTCATATGCTTTGGGATTTTCTATAATACCAACTCTCGCAATCTGATTTCCAGTAATAAAATCTGGATTTTCAGTATCATTTTCAATTCTTGAATAGATTAAAGAGTTGAATGCTCCCAGTTCTCTATAAATGTTTGCACCATGTCCTCCCTGAGGAGGAATAATCACATCAAAAACTGGAGATGTTGTTCCTGTTGGGACATTTCCTCCCTCCAAATCCAGAGTTCCAAAGGTATATCCACTTCCACCATTTGAAACAGTTACAGACTCAATTTTAGAATTGTTATTTACAACAACAGTTGCTTCTGCACCTCTTCCGTCACCTTTAATTGGAACTCTAGTATAAGTTCTGTTTGCTGTTCCTAATCCAACTCCTCTGTTGATAATAGTTACAATTTTAAGTTGTCCGCTAGTAGCGGCATTATTTCTTACAGGTACAATATTTTCATTAGTAGAAGTTTCCCAGTCGGTAGGGACGGGTAAAAAGTTTGTAGAGTCAAACTTGGTAATATCACTTGGACTAATTGTAAACAAATACTTCCAAATATATCCATCTCCACTTGTACCTGCTTCTCTTGGTTCTAAGTCAGTAAAAGTAGGTTCATCAAGAGACGCTCTACCGCTTGGATTTTCTGGATTAGTTCCATTTTGAAGACAAATATAAACTCTATAATCAGAGTTCATCACATAATAATTTGCTCCATACAAATTTGTAGCATTTGATGGTTTTGATGTATTTTCTGCTTTAATATCATTTCTGTACATGTCATATGTGACACCAGATGCCCAAGATATCTTTCTTACAACTCTTTTCACATCAGAAGAACTGATTTTCTTAAGAGCAATCATTGTGTCCCAATAACTATTCTCTTCATTAAAATTATCCCTAGGGCTGGGCGGACTAGTATCCCAAGTTGACTTCACTTCTGTTGGATTTGGAAGTCCAACAAAAGTGTAATATGAATTACTAGTCGATGCCACACTGGCAACAAACTCTTTTGAATTTAAGATACGAAGTTGATCAGTTATGATTGCTGCCATTTTTAACAGGACTTTTTTGTTATTTATCTACTCAAATTACAAATAGTTTTGGAATTTTAATGGTGAAGATCTTGTGATAATTGCTGACGTAGAAATTCCAGCAGAACCATTTAGCGTATATGAATTAAATGCCTTAGCACTAACTCTTGCACCCAAATCAATTCTTCCCCATGAATAGTTACCATAGAATTCCGTAAGTCCAATTCCAGTCACGTCTCCTAAGTCTTGAACACTTACGGTGACTCTTCTCACATAAGTAACACCAACGCCTGCCACTGCTGTTGTTGCAGTAGAAACTGCGGCGACTTCATAAACACTATCTAGGAATTGTGTTGTTACACCAAGAACAGTATTATCTTGATAGAGTGATGTGACACCACTACCAATATTACTATTATTTACCACGAAATAATATCCAGTCTGAATACCGCTAACAGTAACGGCAGATCCCACAATATTTGTATCTCGGAGAGCAGAGTCAATGGGAATAAAGAAGTCAAATACATATCCCGTCGATGCAGCACCAATAGAAGTTGATGTTACTCCAACGATAGATCCAAAATCTCCAGAATAAGAATCAGTGGTATTTTCCTCGGAGAGAGAATTTGGAATCTCGATTATAACTTCGGGAGGAGTTGTAGATGTATATCCAGTTCCTGCTCTTGTGACAGTAATTGAAGAAACTGCATCACCAGTCAAAGTTGCTGTTGCGGTTGCAGTAGTTCCCAAACCAACAGGAATATTGCTGCCATTGACATATGTTGTCTTTGGAGCAGTATAATCAAATCCAATTGGATCTGCAATTTTAACTGTTGGTGCAGAAGTATATCCAGTACCGCCGTAACTGACAACAATTTCAGAGATAGTTCCTGCAATAGAAACAACTGCGGTAGCAGATGCGCCAACTATGTTATCTTGCGAAGTTAAGGTAACTTTTTTTGTACGTGCTGCAGTATTGTTTTCCTTATCATTATCAAAGAAAGTTTTAACACTCTCGACAAATGCGATATCGGAAGAAACTCCAACAGGTTGAATAAGGAAGGTAGATGGGAAGATGAGAGGTTCAACTTCATTTCTACTCTTACTTATTATTTGTCCATCAATAACTTTATCAAACTTCTGTTTGCACCACTCAACACGACGTATATTATCTGGGTTAGAGTCAATTCCGAATCCATTATATGCGTTGGTTTCCACAGAATCTGTAGCAAATATCTCAGTTACTAAACGCTTCTCTTGATTTTCAATTTGTAAAGTGTCACCTTCTTTGACGGATTCGAGAACATCACGGAATACAACATCAACGTCGCCACTTCCCTTATAGAAGAGAATCTTACAAGTGTCTCCGGTATAGTCAGTGTCTGCACCCCTTGGAGCAGATGCAAATGTCAAGGTAGAACCACCGTCTAAGGTAAATCCTTCACCAGGGACTTGAAGAATATCATTCAAGAAAACTAACAATGTTGATTGAACATCAATCTTAGAACCTGGAGCAGATCTGATTGTTACTGGTGAAGATGCAGTTTTCAAAGTAAAGGATCTCTTAACTCCATCAAACTGATCTTGAATCAGATCCAGAACCTGAAGTTCGCCAAAATGCCATCCTGAGAAAGAATCAGATTCTACTTTATCGATAGTAAGTTGGAATTCTTTAAACGTTTTAGTAGTATCTGTGGGAATTCCAGTCATTCCTCCGATTGGTACAGTAAGAACTTGCCCTTGCCCATACCCATATCCACCATTTCTAATTTCAAACTGAACTACACTAGATCCTTGTCCAACAACAATATCGGCAGTTGCTTCAGTACCACCACCTCCGACAAGAGAGATGTTGGAATAAGAAAGTGGTTCATCAATTACAACGATTGGTTCAGAACCGATGGAATAACCAGATCCACTAGTAGTTACCGCAATACTTACAATATGCCCATTTTGAATTGCAGCAGTTCCAATAAATTCAATATTGGGAGTGCCAGTACTGCTAGTTTGAACACCAACTCTAACTGTCTGAATTCCAGCACGATATCCAGATCCACTATTACCAATGCTGACAGAAACAATAGTTCCTCCTACAGAAACAATCGCTGTTCCGCCAGCAGCAACCAAAGGTTGATATCCAATCCCACCAGTAGATCCAACAGACACAATAATTCCTCCAACAGGAATTGTTGCATTATTGGGATCAGATGCCAATGATGTTGCTGCACCAGTAAATGTAATCGTAGAGATTCCAGATCCTTCAGAAAGGGTATAGTCCTGATTGGATGTTAGTTGTCCAGTTGGACTCTGGAAAATATTATTGATCAAAACTACTGCATTATTAGTGCTAAATCCAGCGACATTTTCACCATTAGACTTGAGGGTGAAATCCTTAGATGTAGCATTGAATCCCTCAGAAATATCATCAAAGACGTAGTTATCATTGTAAGTTCTTATGGATCCACCTGTTGTACCAGATCTCAAGAATGTTCTACCTTGGAAAGTAGAGAATGTTGTAATTCCTGTCCAATCTCTTGAATCGGGAGGATTGGTTGTGCTACTAATAGGAGTTGGGCCTTGAGGTGCGGTGTAGAAGTTGATTGTGTTGTCTACAATGTTATAAGATCCATTTACTTTGGTAACAATAGAGTTTTCTGTATGAATCGCTATATTTGTTCCCATCCATCCTCTGTCTACCAAGATGGCATTTGTAGTTCCGATACCAATGGTATTGATCTTCATGATCTCATCATCAATTTGAATCAAGTCTCCGCCGAAGAATGATGTGATTCCAGATACTTTCAAGATGTCTTCAGTTTTCAAAAGTGTAGTCGTAATTCCAGTAGTTGTTGCCGTAGAAATAATTGGAGACTGAATCATATTGTCCAGTGCAATCAAACACTTAGTGTTTTGATTTCTTGCGGTAAATGCATGAACAGTACCAACACCAGCAGCAATAAAATTGACGGGAGTTGGAATAGACGCTAAAGCATTTGCAGCAGACGAAGCGATTTTAATTGTAGAATCATCAATCTTAATTGCATAAAGTGGAACATTATGGTTTGGTAAAAACGCAGTAGCACCAATTCCGGAGAAAGTTGTGGTTACAATTCCAATTGGTGTGTCATCTTCGCCATAACTATACACAATTTCTTCTCCACTTACGAAGAAGTGATCAGGAATAGTTAAAGAATCTTCAGAAATATTGATAATATTTGTATCAGAAGCATCAACATCTCTTCTAAAAATTTCTTTCTCTTTATGTCTAAGTTTAAATGCCCTTAAAATATTTGTTGCAGTACCCGCATAAGTTCCATAAGATCCTTCAATAATAGCATTGTTCAATCTAACCGCTGCTTCACCAAATGAAGTTGGGGTTACTTGCTCAATCGCCATTTGAAAGACACGAACTTCGGTTGCCGCACTTGCAGGTGGGGTATATTGTAAATGAGTATTAGTTGATGTCCTTAAGGCACCAATAGTTCCAATTCCTATTCCAGTTGTCAGATTACCATATTCTGTAACATAGACATTGGAAGAATCATTTAGAACGACAGCTTCAGAAACTTGATACTGATTGTTAGTGGTATCCTCAATACTTATAACATAATATGCTGCTTGGTAATCATTAATACCATCATGTGTATAAGTTGCAATCGTATGAATTCCTGGAGTTCCAGATGCTGGGATAGTGGTTTGGTGGGAATCAACCAGTCCAATACCTTCATCAAGATTTCCAATGGTAATTGTATTACCAATACCACCGCTTGCAGAAGTTGGGATAAAAATTCCAAACACATTCGTTGTACATGCAGTACCTGCATTTGGAGTGAATGAAACATTTAGATTTCCTCCACTGATAGCAGTTTCATAAGTACCCAATCCAACAGAACCAGAAGCCCCCAATGTACCAGTAACAATTTGATTGTATTCGATAAGTTCTGCAGATGATCCATCATGAATAACGTTCAATTCATTATATTCAAATAAACCTTGATCGTTATTGGTTTCGACAATTAAATGTGCAGATCTGTAAGTTGAAGCAATAGAGACAATATTTGTCGTAGAACTGAAACTATCTTTTTGGAATGTTTCTACTCTTGCAACATCTCCCAAAGATGTAGATCCAACACCTATTACACTATTATTAACACCAATATTAATAAAAGAAACATTGAAATTATTAACAGAGAACTTAGTTGGGTAGAAAAGCAGTTCTCCTTCAGTACCAGAGACTCTAAAATCAAAAGATCCCATATCATAAGTAGTATCTACTCTTCCATATTGGGATAGATATGCTCTCGTTCCATCATTAACGATAGAAACAAACATGGTTTGTCTCTCATCTGTGAATCTTCTGTCTTTAATAAATGTGAAGAACTTGTTGACTTTTTGATTAAGAGAAAAATTTCCAATTGCAGAGAATCTATCTGCTCTTGGTTCACTATTGAATTCGGTGCTGATATCGTCGATAGTTAAAACTCTGTTTCCAACTGACTCAAAGTAATCAGTAAGAATTCTAGACTTGAAATAAATCTCATCAGAGATCGTTTGAGATCCAATATTCAAAGAGTTTTCAGTTACTAAATCAAAGTCTGAATAGCATTGAATGTCAATTGCAGAAGATACATCGGTTACAATGTCAACAGTTGATCCTGAGTTTTCAGTGAATACTCCTCTAAAGTTTTCATCTTGAGTTTCAATGATATGATCACTAAACTTAAGTAATCCTGTTGGGTGAGCAAGAGCACTTACTGCATCATTCCAAGTCTCATATGAGACTTTAGATTTGAGAGAATATGAGAACTGCTGATAATAATTGTTATCAGGCATTCTTTCTGTATTGTAATTCAGGAATCCAGTTTCTTTTTGCCATCCTTTTTGAACGATGGAGGTAGAATCCAGATTAGAATGTGCGTTGAAATTAACTACTTCTTTTACAATACTTTGAGATTTAGAAGTTCTACCAGAAATTATATCTCCGACTTGGAAATCAACTTTAGTGTTAATCTTTAAGAGTTCAACCTGATCATTCCAACTTTCAACCGTTCCAGACTTATTTCCAGAAGTAACAACTTCACCTGCCAAGAAATTGTTTTTCTTAAGAGTAGAATTGAATTTTGGAAAATCCTTCTCTGGAATAATTCTTGGAGAAGAATTTGCAGCATCAAAATTGCCAGGAATCTGTCCACTCGCAAGGAGATCAATCATAGTATAAGTCACCACACCAACTGAACCGCCGAGAGGAATGTTTACATCAGTCAATTGGAATAAAGCATAACCGTAGTCGGAAGAATTATATCCATTACCAGTTGTTCCAACTCCAACACTTACACCTTCAAGTAGAATTTTATCTCCAACAGAAAGTGGAGCACTGTCACTAAAAGCAGTTGCTAAACCAACAGTTACTGTCTTATCACTATCGTCATATGTGATGCTACTAACAGGAATACCAGTAGAGTTATCTACAGGAATGATTGTTGGTTGAACGTTACTGATTCCCTTTGTATTTTTGAGAATGGTGACTTTAGTATCTCCAACTTCATAAGTCAGATCAACATCATTAACAAGGTTTCCAGTAAGTCCGTCAAGCACTACCAAGTTTGGTGCAATAGTATAATTTTTACCTGCAGAAGTAATACCAATTTCATCAAATACTACTAGAGGATCAACCAGAACAACTTCTGGAAGATTTAAGGTAGGACGAAGAGTGTTGTCAGTAGGGTAATCAAATCCAATATCTTCGATTGTAGTCGATATAATCGATCCAATATCAGTACTAGATGGTTGCAGAATTGCTCCACCTCTATTAGAATTGGAAGATACTCCAACAATTGAAGATACTCCAACGATATATGGATATCCAAATCCTTTGTTTAAGAACTCTATGTTGGAGATTGGGCCATATGCAACCTTAGAGTCGGTTTCATAAGATAAAGTTGCATTAGAAGAAGTGTAAGAAGAAATTTCAGGAACTCTTTCCGAATTATATTCAAAAGTATTTGTAGTAAGTCCTGTGACTTTGTAATTTCCAGAATACTTACTAGATTCAATTTGAATAGTATTGTTGTTTAAAACATCACTATCAATCACAATTTCTTTCTTATTCTCAGGGATAAACGTATCCAATACTGGAGTTGCTCTATAGTATAGTTTACTTGGAACATTGCTATTAATTCTTAATGTCAGTCCAGCATTTGTATCAACACCAACCCTACCAGTTTTACTGACTTCGAAAGTGTCAGACGACTCGCTTGTGTTAAATACATAATCTAAATTATCGTCAGAATAAAGATCAAAGTCAAATGCAGAATAATTTGCTCCAGAAACCTCAAATGACAACGATGAGTCTGATAAATCAAACGTCACAGTCTCATTATTAAAAAATGTTTTGGAAGGATTAATTGGAGAAATAGTTCCAGCAGATGCTGAAGTTATATCTACAAAAATAGGATCAAACTTAGTCGCATTGTATGCTGATGTAGTGAGTTTAATCTTATCATCAGTAAACGCAAAGATATAATAAATCTCCTCATCCATCAACCCACCAGATGGTGTCGATGCTGTGTGAATTACTTTATCACCAGTAACAAGTCCATGATTAGCAATAGTGATTGTATTCTCAACGACATCTACGTTACCTGCAGTGAAATCCTTCGGATCGAATACAAGTCTTCTATTGTGATCATTATACTTGACAGAAACGCTTGTGGACACCCCAGAGATAGCGTTTATAAAGACATTATTGCCTAGAGTCAACCCATGAGTTGATGCAGTAGAAACTGTAACAATATTCTTTTTAACACTAGCAGATACAATATTATCTTTATTGGTTGTAAAACTATGCTGATGTCCAGTACCAATTCCAGTGAAGTAGAGGAGTCCATCATTGATAGTTGTGGCAGATGCTCCAACAAATGTTCCTGTGCTACCAAGTGAAACGGATACTGTAGACAATCCGATCAGATCCTTAGAAATTCTAGCAACATAAACTTTTTCAGGAATATCAAATTGATTAGAAGCACCAACGGTAGAAACTCCAATTGAAGATCCGTCATACGAATTATATGTAAGAATGTCTCCAGTCTTAAGTTCATGATCAGGAAGATAAATTGCTCTTGTTTGTACAAACAGTTGAGTTTTTCCTGCTCCTGGATTGGAGAACGTAATAGTAGTTCCAATACCAACACCACTTTCATTTCCTAACGCTACTGCCTCAATAGGATTGAAATAAATTTCTTTATTCAATTCAAATTTGACGTTAGTTTCTTTTTTGTTTGGAGAGAATCTAAACTTTCTAGTTCTCTCTACAAGTTGAGTTGTAGCAGTGTGTGCAACAGATACTGTACCTTCTACAGATCTTTGAACTCTAACTCTAGAATTTAAAACATCTACATTCAGAATTCTAATTCTTTCAGATCCAATATCAAAAATATCATTTTCTCTAATATTAAAGATATCGGATAGAA